ATCCGCGAGTACACCCCCGGACAGCTGTTTTTCAACTGGATTCTTGGTCCGGTGGGTTCGGGCAAAACGACAGGTATATTCTTCAAGCTGGCCTACATGGCGAGCCTGCAGACACCATCCCCGCGCGATGGTATTCGCCGCAGCCGCGCTGTTATCGTTCGCAACACTATGCCGCAGCTGCGAGACACTACCATCACCAGCTGGAACTACTGGTTCAAGGATGGTCAGGCCGGAACTTGGAAAGCCAGCACCAGCTCCTTCCTGCTCAAGTTTGGCGACGTTGAGTGCGAAGTGCTTTTCCGACCGTTGGACACGCCGGACGACGTGGCGCGCGTTCTCTCCCTTGAGGTGACATTCGCCGTCATCGACGAGTTTGTCCAGATCGACAAGAGCATCATCGAAGCCCTTTCGGCCCGTTGCGGGCGGTATCCGCCGGCCATTGACGGCGGCGCGACGAACTGGGGTATGTGGGGCTCATCCAACCCGGGCAACGAGGACAGTTGGTGGTATCACAAGCTGGAGGAGCCGGAGAGCACCCCGTCCAACTGGGTCTATTTCAAACAACCCAGCGGGTTCTCCCCGGTCGCCGAGAACTTGGCCAACCTGCCGGGCGGCAGCCGGTACTACACCTCCCTCGCGGATGGCAAGAGCGACCACTGGGTGAAGCAGTTCATCGAGGTCGAGTGGGGCTACAGCCTCGACGGCACGCCGGTGATGAAGACGTTCAACCCGCAGTTCCACGTCAGCCAGAAGCCCCTGCTGTTCAACCCGATGCTGCCGCTGGTGGCGGGCTACGACCCCGGGCTGGGCGGCTCCGCTTTGCTTTTTGGCCAGATGAACCACAACGGACAGCTCGTCGTCCTGAGTGAGCTGGTACAGGAGGGCTACGGCACCGAGCGGCTGTGTAAGGAGCGCGTGGCTCCGCATCTCCGCTTGCGGTATCCGGACGTGCGGGAGTTCATCGTCTCCCCCGACCCGGCGGCTGCCGGGCGCTCCTCGGGCAACGAGAAGTCCTCTGTGGACGTGCTCAAGGCGCTCAAGTACGTGGTGAAGTTCCCCGACATGAACAACTTCCTTGAGACGCGGATCAACGCCATTGAGTTTTTCAGCACACGCATCACGCCCGCCGGCCCCGCCCTGCTGATCGACCCCGGTTGCAAGGTACTCATCCGCTCGCTGACCACCGGCTGGCGGTACAAGGCCAAGAAGGACGGCGAGACGGCGCTGGAGCCGGAGAAGAACAAGTACAGCCATCCGGCGGATGCCTTCGGGTATCTCGCCAAATGGTTCGCCAACACGGACCCACGGTACTCGATGAACAACGTCAGGAAACGGTTCGTGCCGCCCCGGACGACCCCCAGCTACCACGTACGGTGATAACATGCCTGCCACTCACCCCAAGGACTGATTGCCATGCAGATGAACACCACCCCCGTCGACGCGGCCCTCGCCCAACGTACCCCCGACTTCCAGAAGCTGGAGGCCATCGGCATGCGCCTCCAGAGCCAGTTTTTGAGCTACGAGCGCGACCGCCGGCTGGCTGAGCTGCGCTGGGCGAAAAGCGCCCGGCAGTTCCTTGGCATTTATGACCCGGAGATCGACGCGCAGATTGAGAAAAACCGGTCCAAGGCGTACCCCAAGCTGACCCGGGTCAAGTGCGTCTCGATGCTTAGCCGGATGATGAACCTGCTGTTCCCCTCCAGCGAGAAAAACTGGAGCCTCACATGCACACCGGTGCCGAACCTCAGCGAAGAAGACCTCACGCTGATCCTCAGCACCCTCCAGCTGTCCCAAGACCCGAACGTGCCGCTCGAAGACAAGATGATCGAGCTGGCCGTGCAGGAGTTTGCCAAGGAGCGCAGCCGGAATCTGGAGCGCGAGATCGAGGATCAGCTGCAGGAGATCGGCGGCAGCCGCATGGTCGACTACGTCTCGCTGTGCCGCAAGGTGCTGATGAGCGGGATCATCTACGGCATGGGCGTCCTGAAGGGGCCGTTCGTCCGCATGCAGATGCAGCGTACGTGGCAGCGCAGCCAAGACCCGATGACCGGTGCACCGAAGATCATTCCGCAGACGATCAACGCCTTCCGCCCGCAGTTCGAGTTCGTGCCGATCTGGGACTATTACCCGGACATGTCGGCCAAGTACCTGCACCAGATGGACGGCCAGTACCAGCGCATCGTCATGGCCCGGCACCAGATTCGAGAGCTGGCTGACCGCGACGATTTCTTCGGCGACGTGATCAAGCAGTACCTGAAGGACAACCCGAAGGGCAACTACAAGCGCCGCACGTACGAGGGTGAGATCAAGGCCATGGGCGTGCAGAACAACGTCAACGACCAAGACGGCCGGAAGTACGAGATTCTGGTCTGGGACGGGTACATCCCGGCGCGCGACTTGGCTGCTGCTGGCGAGGACATCCCCGAGGACCAGATGGGCGACCAGATCGAAGCCATCGTCTGGCTGCTGGACGGCAAGGTGATCAAGGCGGATATGAATCCGTGGGTGCGCCTCGACGTGGACCAGAAGGTCAACACGTACCACCACTTCATTTTCGAGGAAGACGAGTCGACCATCACCGGCAACGGCCTGCCGAACATCATGCGTGACAGCGCCATGGCGGTTGCAGCCAGCTCACGCATGCTGCTGGACAACGCCAGCGTGATCTGCGGCCCGAACCTCGAAGTGAACCTTGACCTCGTCCGCCTCGACCAAGACCTGACGGGCATCCACGCATACAAGACGTGGTATCGGGAAGGCCTCGGCCCGGAGGCGAACATTCCGGCAGTGCGCAACATCCAGATCGACGCCCACTTGGACGACTTGATGAAGGTCGCCAACCTGTTCCGCGAGTTCGCCGACACTGAGACATTCATCAGCCCGGCCACCGGTGGCGACATGTCGAAGGGGCCGAGCGAGCCGTTCCGCACGGCCACCGGTGCGTCGATGCTGAAGGGTGACGCGGCGCTGCCGTTCAAGGACGTGGTGCGCAACTTCGACCTGTTCACCCAGTCGGTGATCAGCTCCATCGTCGCGTTCAACGCCCAGTTCAACCCGAAGCAGACAATCAAGGGCGACCATCAGGTCGTGCCTTTAGGGTCGACCTCCCTCATCGCCAAGGAGATTCGCGGCATGGTGCTGGACAATCTGGCTGCCACGCTGTCGCCGGACGATGCCCGGTACATCAACCGGTACGAATTGCTGCGCGAGCGCCTGTCGTCACGTGACGTTGACCTGCTGTCCGGCATCGTCTGCGACAAGGACGAAGCCAAGCGCCGCGACGATGCTGCCCAGAAGTCCGCGCAGGAACAGCAGGCCCAGACCGCCGAGCTGCTGCGCGCCGAGGTACGCAAGATTCTGGCCGAGAGCGTCAAGAACCTGACGCAAGCGGACAAAAACGCAGCGGCGGCGAACGCCGCAGAAGCAGAGACCATGATGCAGACACTCAACGCTGCACTGGGCCAACTCGAAGGAGATGTGAATGTCGGACCTGAAAGCGGTTCTGGAAAGTCAGAAGGCGGAGCTGGACAAGCTGCGAGCGGTGCTGCACCGCAGCAAGGACGAGGCGACGGGCCAAGCCCTATTCAGATTGCTAACGATCCAGTTGGAGCGGTCGGTGGCTAAGCTGATGACGACCACGGACCACGGCGAGCTTCGCTCTGCACAGGGTGAAGTCTTGGCCATCCAGCGGATTATCGACTTTCAGCAGAAACCCCCGGTAACCACCCCCACCAACACATAAGGAGCAGACCATGCCCGGTGAACAACAAGACGCCTATACCGAATTTTCCGACATTTTTGCGTCCCTGACGGACAAAGGAGAAACTGGAAGTGAAACCGATACCTCGACCGATCCTGCGGCCGGTGCAGCAGTGCCTCCGGCTGATGATGGGCAGCAAGCTCAGCAAACCGATGGCGCTGGTGATAGCGGCGAACCTGCGGAAACGGGAGAGAACCCCGCTGCTACGGATGGTCAAGGAGCACAAGACGACCAAGGCAGAGAGCCTTCTGGCGGTAGCCAAGGGGCTCAAGACGTAGACTGGCAGGCGAAATTCGCTGCGCTGGAGTCTCAGTTCGACGCGTTCAAGGCGGGCACCCAGCAGGCTACTGCGCCTGCCCAGCAGCCGCCAGCGCAGAACCAACCGCCGTCGATATACTCTGCTGAGGAGCAGGCAGAACTGGCAGATTTGCAGAAAGATTGGCCAGATTTGCACCGTTTGTTTAGTTTGATGGCTAGACAACTGCAGGTCGATACTCTAAATTACGCATTCAGTGAGGTTGGGAAGGTGATCCAGCCGTTGCAAGAGTCCGTATCCACGTATTCGACCAACGACCACATGGCAGCCATCTACGACGCTCACGCAGATTACGATCAGGT